CAAGTACGATTTCGAAAACGGTGCCCGTCTGATTGCTGAAGAATATGAACCGGATCCACGCAATCAGAACAGCTGGCGGGTATCAAATTTGACGGAATCGTACTATATGCACCTTGTTGGAGGCCCGGAGCCAGAGCATAAGAACAACATACCGAAATGGACATATCATACACGATACAACAAATTTCCAAATTCAGAATCAGAGTTAGTCGAATTCTTGAAGGAATTACAGAAATAAGGGTGTTTTCGAAAATTCGATTAACATATATAACTTGCCGCATGAGCCTGTCAGAAATGCGGCAAGGGAAAGGAGGGTGTCCGATTCGGACACATAAAAAATGTTATTTCCAAAGACAAAGGCAAAAACAAAGAAAAAGAGGATGCGCCATCCGGCCAGTGTTCTACATGATAAAAACAACAGGACCTGTTATCTCTGTGTAACACTCCATGACAACTGGAACGAACACAGGATCCTGGATGAACATCACATATTCGGAGGGCCCAACCGGAAAAATTCTGAAGAGTATGGCCTGAAAGTATACCTGTGCCATGACCATCACATCTACGGTCCAGAAGCAGTGCACAACAACGCCCGTATCCGTCATGAGTTACAGCGGACAGCACAGAGACTATTTGAAAAGCAGCACAGTCACAAAGAATTCATGGAGATATTCGGCCGGAACTATCTGGATCCGGTAGAGATAGGGGAAAACAATGAGAATGAGAATGAACCTGTATAAGGTAGTAGACCAGAACGGGAAGCAAGTATTTGACGACTTGTTGATAGCCAGACAGGTCACAGAGAAAACCGGATGTACAAAGAATAATGTAGCCCAGGCAGCAGCCAATTTCGCTCTTGTGAATAAGAAGTATCGAATTATCCCGGAAGACATCAAGCTGAGTAAAGCATTAGATGTTGAACTCCTGGCAGAATGGGACAGGTATCGGAAGTGGATGCTGAAGGCAGCAGGGAGGATGAAGTGAACAAAAGGCAGAAAAAGAAACTGTTCAACAGAAAATGTGGATACCGGCTCGTAAAGCTCCCACGCAACTTCCAGACGTGGGTATTCCAATATTACACCGGTATCGGAGTAGTAACATACAAACGCATTTGCACAGAGAAAATTCCAGACAGAGCGAAATATCTAATAAACACCAGAAACGTAGAGAATTTCAATCAGGTCATGAGAAGGAGATGGAATAAAAATGGCAATCAAAAGAACTGTAGAAACAGACGTATACTGTGATATCTGTGGAGAATGGATTGCAAGTTGGAAATCTAATGACACAGGAGTCAGCAGAACTTGGGCAGCAGTATTTGCGAGAGAGAAAGGCTGCACAGTTGGAAAAAAGGTTATTTGCAGAGAATGCAGGATCAAGAAAAGAATCGAGATATGCAGCATACAGCGCAAGATCGGAAGCGCAGGAATAGATAGCAATGGAATGTGCCTGGGGTTCGAAAGCGAAAAATGTAAACGGTGCTTTGCATGCACATCCTATGAACAGAAGGAGACGTTATGAAAAAAAGTTGGTCAGAATTGACAGAAGCCGAGATTAACAGAAACAAAAGAAACACTTGTGAGAAATGCCTATATTTTTCCAGAGACGGAAGTACAACCACAGCCGGATCCAGACACTGTGAATATCTGCTGATCACAGGTCATCGGAGGGGATGCAGCCCTCTGGAATGCAAGAAGAAAGGTATCTTCAAGGCAAGGCCAACCGGCCGGAGAAGAATAAACAGAGCATTTACAACCTCATAAAGGAGAAAATAAATCATGGTGTTAAGAATGAAACCAAGAAAAATAACAGATAGAGGCGGTTGGTTGTGCATGCCCCTAGTCAAGAACGTGCCGGAAGGCAAAGAAGGATGGGAAAAGGTGCATTGTCCCGTATGCGGAGAATTTTGTTGGAAAAGACCAGAGGACACCAGCGCGATCTATCACAGTAAACTTGATGGAGCGTGTTGTACGTTATGTGCATTAAAAAAGGAGTGGAATGAAAATGTCAAAAGTTAAGCCGGGAGGAAGATAATGGAAAAGACATGTAAAACCTGTATCAACAATGATGATGGCCTCTGTGACCGCAGGGGGATTCTTGTAGAAGATGAAGATTCCTGTGAGAAACACCGCGAGGATTGGAGAGAAGCTATGTTAAGACAATTTAATCGGAGAAGATAAAATGTGGAAAATAAGACTTATACAAATAATCGTTTTATATTGCTGCATGGGATATTTTTCATTCAGAGGAAACATTGCAGCTGTAATAATGGCAAGTACATTTATTCTTGTGCCATATTTAGAAGAAAGAAGGTGTGAAATGAGCTATAAGAACAACGAAGGTTATTCAGATCCAACAGCTGGTAAAGCAGTTCGGGCAGCAGGCAGGATGCCGACACACATTTATAACGCCTTTTGTGCCCTGAATAATACGGCAGGTCTGCTGGGATTAGAGATTACAGGCATACGGGATTGAAAAACGGGGCGCGAATGGCCGCAGAGGAGGTGAAAACGATGTGGGTAATATTTCTTGGTTCCGGCATGGTGTTCGGAGCCGCAGCCCTGGCGCTGATCTGGATAGGAAGCAGAGTGATCCTGTCGATCAGGCGGCAGCAGAAGAAATTCGAGATTGAAGATGAAACATACAATAAAGTAAAAGAAGCTATCAAAGAAAAGGAGAACAAAAATGAAAAGTAAGATTATTATCGGAATCGTGGCAGCAGTAGCAGTTCTTGGCGGAGGATACACTGTATCAAGAATGGATCTTATCGGCACAGGTAAAGTTGGTATCGTCTACAACTACAAAGATGGAGTACAGGACACAGTACTCACCCCGGGAATGCATTTTATAGCACCGATGAATAAAGTAAAAGAATTCAGTACCAGCAATGAGATCCTCGTTCTCACAAAGGACAAAAGGGATGGCAGTAAAGAGGATGATTCTTTCAAAGTAGCCACATCAGACGATGCCAGCATTGCAGTATCTTTCCAGATGAGTTACCGATATGATCCGGACACGGTGATTGATACATACAAACGTTTCAAAGGAATGGACGGAGAGGATATCATCGAAAACCGTGTAAAAACTGTTCTGAAATCAAAAATCTCGGAGATTACAACGAATTATTCCATGATGGATATCTATTCCGGAAATAGATCCGAACTGAACAATGCCATCACGGAATATCTTAACAAGGATTTTCACAAAAAGTATGGCATTGAAGTTCTGGATGCTTCCATCGTGGACGTGCATCCGGATAAAAAGCTGAAACAGGCCATTGATAATCGTGTTACTGCCCTGCAGGAAAAACAGCAGGCACAGGCAGAGCAGGAAAAAGTAAAAGTCCAGAAGGAAACAGAGAAGCTCCAGGCAGAAGCGGACGCTCAGATCGAACTGACCAAGGCAGAGGCAGATGCAAAGAAAGCCAAGGTCAAGGCAGCAGCTGAAGCTGAGAACACAAAGATTAAGGCAAAAGCACAGGCAGAGGCTAATAACGAACTCAGTGCATCCATCACAGACGAGCTGATCAAGATGAAGGAGGCAGAAGCTCACTACAAAAATGGCTGGGTTACAGTCCAGGGAGCCGATGCCGTGATCGCGGATAAATAAAAGAAATGCAGAGAAAGCCGGGAACGTGTATGCTCCCGGCTAAAAGCATCAAAAGGGGAGGATACCAGTGGAAACAGAAATCCAGAAAGAAAACGAAGAGAAAAAAGAATATCTGAAATCCTATCGAAGAGCAGTGAAGAGAGAAAAAGATATCCTTGACGAGATCCAGAGACTGAGGGCAGACAAGATGTTCCCTTCCGTGGCCAATGACGGGATGCCAAAAGGCAGCAACCAGTCCGATCTGTCAGACTACATAGCTATTCTGGATGAGCAGATCGAGCTCCTGAAGGTAGAACGCCTGGAAAAAGCCAGATGTTATCAGAAAATCGAGAAACAGATCAGGCAGATGGAAAATGAGGATGAACAGGAAGTGCTGAGACTACGGTATATAACGGGCC